CGCGCACGTAGCCGTAGCGAAGGTTGCTGCGCGCCGGGCCCTACCCCGGACATGAACGCCTTGAGCACGTCGTGCGCGGAGACCCGACTGCGTGGCTGGGCATATCGGATTCGAACCGGCGAATCCGTCCGCGCGCTATCTGATTGGATTTGCGCGACAACTTGGCCTGAGGTTGGCGCAAGCCGGGCGGCGGAGAGCCTTCGCGTCCCAGCTGCATGATGCGGATGTGCAGCTCGGCCAAGATTTCAGCAGACGATCCTTAGCGCCTTAACGCGAAAAGCAGACAGCATCGCGAGCATCGAATCGCGGGGAGGGTCATAGGACTCGAATCCGCTCGGACCGACGCCATTTTGCACTCGACTTCGGTCGTAAACGGAGCATGAATGTTTACGGACGCTGAGCCTGACCGGCTCACTCCTCTCGCCCCGCCAGCGCCATTGGGCCTCCGCGGGGTTTGGGTGGTGCGGCGCGCAGTTACGCCGACACCATCTGGAGAGGAGTTTCGACATGTCCAAAAGCAAGCGTGCGCGGCCGATCAAGGCGCGCTCCGTCTCCAAAACCCGGACCAAGGCTGGCACTCGCAACAGCGCCGCTCCTCATTACCGGACGCGAGCGAATTCCAAGCAGGCGCGGGTGCTGGCGCTGCTGCGCCGGCCGAACGGGGCCACGATCGCCACCATCATGGAAGCCACCGGCTGGCAGCCGCACTCGGTGCGAGGGTTCTTTGCCGGCGTGGTGCGCAAGAAGCTCGGGCTCAAGCTTGCCTCGGAGAAGACCGACGGCGGCCGGGTCTACCGGATCCCTGGCGGTGGCAAGCCCGGAGCCATCGAGCCTGACACCCCCGCGGCCCAGGCGAGCGCCTGATCATGCGGCGGCGCTGGCGAGAGCTGGCCGCGATCGCGGCCGAGATCGACCGCATCCGTTCGCTCCGGCTCGATGCGCTGCGGCGGCAGTGGCGGCTGGTGTTCGGACGCGTGCCCCCGGCCGCTCTAAGCAAGGACCTGTTGGGTCGAATGATGGCCGCGCGGCTGCAGGAGCGAGCTTTTGGCGGCCTTGATCGCGACAGCCTGAGGTTCTTGCAGAGCCTCGCGCGACACGAGCGCCCGCCGCGTCGCCAGCTCAAGCCCGGGACCGTGCTCGTTCGCGAGTATCAAGGCCGGCGCCACACCGTCACGACCGTCCGCGACGGCTTCGACTGGCAGGGAACGACATATCCCAGCCTCTCAGCAATCGCACGCGCCATCACCGGCACGGCCTGGAGTGGGCCGCGCTTCTTTGCCCTGCACGGAGCCGGCGACGGCAGCAAGCCCAAGCGCAAATCAGCTGCCACTCCCGATGCTGGCCGGCGTCAGCGCAGGGCTGCCCACGGGCGCAATGGTCCGCAAGCCATAAAGGGGTCGTCGCCAGCCCCGCACCTTGAGACAGCATCCCATGCATAACCCGAACCCAAGGAGTTCAACCATGCGTCCCTACTGGAAAGGCTATCTCAAGCTGGCCCTGGTCTCGTGCCCGATCGCACTGCATGCCGCCTGCTCGTGCGCAGAGCGCATCGCCTTCCGGCAGATCAACAAGGCGACCGGCAATCGGCTGCGCCAGCAGCTTATCGATGAGGAAACCCGCGAGCCGGTCGACCCCGAGCACAAGGGCCGCGGCTACGAGGTCGCCAAGGGGCAGTATTTGATCGTCGAGGACGAGGAGCTCGAAGCCATCGAGATCGAGAGCACCCACGTAATCGAGATCGACCGTTTCGTGCCGCGCCAGCAGATCGACCAGTGCTTCTTAGACACCCCTTACTATGTCGCCCCCAACGAGCCAGTGGCCCAGGAGGCCTTTGCGGTGATCCGCGAGGCCATGCGCCACAAGACCCTGGTGGCGCTCGGGCGCCTGGTCCTGTCTAAGCGGGAGCGGGTGATCGCGCTTGAGCCCTACGGCAAGGGGCTGCTCGGCACCACGCTGCGCTACCCCTATGAGGTGCGCGACGCCAAGGACTATTTCGGCGACCTGCCGGAGCTGGCGCTCGCCCCCGACATGCTCACGCTCGCCGCGCAGATCCTGAACAGCAAGGTCGTCGACTTCGACCCGAAAACCTTCCGCGACCGCTACGAGGAGGCCCTGCTCGCGCACCTCAAAGCCAAACAGGCCGGCACCGCTCAGGAGCGCAAGCCGACGTTTCCGACGCCGCGGCGGGTGATCAACCTCATGGAGGCGCTGCGCCGCAGCGTCTCCGAGGACAAGGAACAGGCCCCGCCCTGCAGGGGCGCCCCAGTAGCCCCGGCGCGCGTGCGGCGACGCGCCGCAACGCCGCCCGCTGGCCAGCCGCCGTCGGGGGTTGCCGAGCCCAGGCTCGATAGGCCCGCCCGGCCCATGATCCACCCCTCATCCGCCATGGGTTCTCGGTCGCATGAACGGACCCGTTAGCAAGCTCGCGCGCTGTGCCATCTACACGCGCAAATCGACAGAGTACAATCTTGACCTTGCCTTCACCTCGCTCGATGCCCAGCGCGAGGCCTGTGTGGCTTACATCACGAGCCAAGCGGGCGAAGGCTGGCGGCTCGTGTCCGACCATTATGATGACGGCGGGCTCTCCGGCGCCTCGCTGGAACGGCCGGCCCTGCAGCGGCTGCTGGCAGATGTTCGCGCGGGCAAGATCGACATCGTGCTGGTTTACAAGGTCGACCGGCTGACCCGCTCGCTCGCTGATTTCGCAAAGCTCATCGAGTTGTTTGATGCCCACGGCGTCTCGTTCGTATCCGTCACCCAGTCGTTCAACACCAGCTCCAGCATGGGGCGGCTCACGCTCAATGTGCTCCTGTCCTTTGCCCAATTCGAGCGCGAGCTGATCGGGGAGCGGGTGCGCGACAAGATCGCGGCCTCCAAGCGCAAGGGCATTTGGGTCGGGGGCCCGGTCCCGCTCGGCTATGCGGCGGTGGACAAGAAGATCGTGGTGGTGCCGGCCGAGGCCGAGGCGGTTCGCACGATCTTTGAGCGGTATCTGACGCTGGGCTCGATCCGCGCCCTGGCGGAGGAGCTCGATCAGCACGGCATTCGCAGCAAGCCGCGGCGGCTCTCGAATGGCCGCACCGTCGGCGGGGGCTGCTTTGGCGTGGGCGCGCTCGCCTATCTGCTCAAGAACCGCTTCTACATCGGCGAGGTGGTCTACCGTGGCGAGGTCCATCGTGGTGACCACGCGCCGATCCTGGATCGGCCGCTGTTCGAAGCCGTGCAGGCCGAGCTTGCGGGCCGAGCGGTGGCGCGGCGCAGCCGGCTGCGGAGCTCACCCGCCATCCTGAGCGGGCGCCTGTTTGACATTTGCGGCAACCGCATGAGCCCGAGCCATACCAACAGGGGCGGCGCGCGCTACCGCTATTATGTCTCCCAGGCCGTGCTGCAGGGAAAGCCTCAGCCGGCCGGATTGGTCGGCCGCATTCCCGCCGCCGAGGTTGAGGCGTTCATCGTCGCGGCGCTGCGCAACCAGCTCAACGCCAACGGCGCCGGGGAGCAGCTGCCCGACAATGATCTCGAGCTCCTCGAGCGCCATCTCGAGCGCGTGACCTTGACTTCAAATCATCTTGAGCTTCGGCTGCGGCAGAATCTCGAGCCTGCCCAAGCTGACAACCCCGCTATTAGGGACCCATCAGCGCCTCAGATGGCTGGCCTCGCCACGATCACCGTCCCCTGGACCAGCCCTGCGCTGGCCGCTGTTAAAGGCATCATCCATGTGCCCGCGCACAACACGCCGATGACGCCGTCGCGTCGCGACACCCTGCTGATGGCGATTGCAAAGGCTCGCAGCTGGGTCGACGACTTGGCCAATGGTCGGGTTGGCAGCTTCGCGCTGCTTGCCAGGCGCGAAGGCAAGGTCGAGCGGCACATCCGGCTGCTGCTGCCGCTCGCGTTCCTCTCACCACGAATCGTCTCGGGGCTCCTGGACGGGACGGCGCCGGCGGGGCTCACCATCACGGCGCTTGCTCGCGGGCTGCCCTGGTCCTGGGTCGAGCAGGAGCGGCGCCTTGGGCTGCATTGCGAGTGACGTCTCTCCGGCAGCAGCGCCGGGCTTGAACTCCAGTTCTAACGGGGAGGGTACATGGGCTGACGGACACCTGACCCTGATTGGCTCCCTCTTCTCCCCCGCCAGCGCCGCCAGGCCTCCGCGGGGTTTCGGTGGTGGCGGTGTGCTCTTGCGCCGCGGCCCGCGATGGAGAGGAGGGTACATGTGGAATCACCTGCCTGCGTCCATAGCATTTTGCGATGTCGAGACCACCGGACTTGGCAAGCACGACCGCATCGTAAGCTTTGGCGGGATCGGAATCAGCCGCGACCTGGCCAACGGCCGGCCGGATTTGGAATATCTCTACCTGGTGTTCGATCCTGGTAGCGGAAACCGCCATGGCGCCGAACAGATTCATGGCTTCTCGGATTCGGCTCTGCGCCTGCAGGATCCGTTCGCAGTTCATGCCGCCGACGTAAAGCGCTTCCTGACATCCTACGATCTTCTCGTTGCCCACAACGCCGCATTTGACCTCAGGTTCATCAATCGCGAGCTGACGTTGTCAGGCCTGCCCGCGCTGACCGGGCCTGTCTATTGCACCATGAAGGCATATCGCGCGCTCGACCTCGGCGGCAGCGCCTCTCTGAGCGCGGTCTGCCGCCGCATCAAGCTCGCTCGGGCTGGCGATCTGCACGACGCGATCGAGGACGCCTGGCTGGCGATGCAGATCTATCTTTGGCTGCACGGCTGCCCGCTTCAGCGTCGATTGCGCGGCTCGCTTCCTCGCACTCCATCCAACTTGCGTCACTCCACGACCGGCCCGTGCCGTGCCGACAAAGGCCCGCGCACATCCGGCCTTCCTTAACCGAGCCTGGTAGGCTACTCCTACCGTTGCACGCTCCTACGCTTCCTCACCATGGACGGCCGGAGAGCCGTGCGAAGATTGCCTCCTGCCAGAGGGCGTTTATGAACTTGTTGTAGTTGTCGAGGCTTTCCTTCGTCCAGCCTGAATGAATCTTGTGGCCCAAGGCCTGGCTTATGCTGTCCACCTGATCGTCGTGCCGGCTGTTTGGAAACGCGAACAGCTCATCTTCGAGATCTCGAAGCCAGGGAGCCTCCTTCGGGAAGAACACCTGGCCGTTCTCGAATTTTGCGGATTGTATGGCCATTCGGATTTTCTTGTCGTACTCGGGCTTGACCGCAACAACCGAAAAATCTGCCGTCTTGAATTCCTGGATCAGTGCTGTCCCGAATCCGGCATCCTCGATCAGGACCCGCGAAGCCTTACGCAGCTTCGCGTGCTCAGATACCTTCGTCCTCAAGGTCGGGAAGTCAAACCGGCGGCGTAGCACATGGATGAGGTAGTATTTTTTTTCGTGCACCCGCCACGTGGTGCATACCGAATAATCATTCTCCTCGCCTTGCTTGTTGGCTACATCCCACGACTGAATGACTTGGCCGGACTGCGGCAGCTGATCATAGCGGTGGACCCAGGCGCGCTTGATCATGCCGCCGCCGGGCGGCACAGGCCGCTGCTGATACTGGGCCGAGAAGATTTCCGGACCGAGCTGCGCGCGCAGCGAGTCCAAAACCTCCCTTGGTTCGCGCTCCGGGTGGAGCACGTTGCCGGCGCGCCGGACACGAACTCGTCCATTCCCGATTGGAATCTTTTCGTCCTGTTCCGCGATCGCCGGCAGGTTCAGCACGGTCAACTCATCGGAACCGCGCAGCAAGACACCGGCGAGGTCATCCTCGTGCAGCCGCTGCATCACCAGCACGATGGCGCCGTTCTGTTTGTCATCGAGCCGTGACAGCAAGGTGTTGAAGTACCAATCCACGACGTGCTCGCGCGACTTTTGGGATAGCGCCGCCAGCGCGGCGATGGGATCATCGATGATGATGATGTCCCCGCCCCGGCCGGTCAGGGTGCCGTCAACCGAGATAGCGAGCCGAAATCCATTCAAGGTGGTGACGACCTCGGTCTGGGTATTCTTCATCGCCGAAATGCGCATCCCGGGAAAAATAGCGTGATACGCCGCGGAATTAACAACCGCGCGGAAGTCATTGCCATGCTTTATCGCCAGATCGGCACTGTAGCTGGCCACGATCAAGCGCTTGGTCGGATCGTGCCCCAGGACAAAAGCCGGGAACGCGACCGAACACGTGATCGACTTGAGCGAGCGCGGCGGCACGGTGATGATCAGGCGTTTGATCTCTCCGAGCCGGACCTGTTCGAGCACATACGCGATTGCGCGTATATGCCAGTTCATCTGAAAAATGGCGCTGGGATTGAGCACATGAAACATCTTGCGAACGAAACTCACAAGGTCCCCCCGGCAGGCGGTATATACATGGGCCATTGAGGGGGACAGCATGCGCTGCTGGGAGGGGAACAAGGTCCGGGAATTTCGAGCTAACGTCTTCATCGTTCGGTTCTCCTGATTGGCTTCTTCGCGGGCCCAGAGGGATTTCTCGGGCGGTTTAACCGGGGACGGCTAGGCGCATCGATCTCGCCCGCACGGTAGAGTTCGACGGCGCGCCGGCGCACGTAATCGTCCAGCAAAGCTTCGTCATTGGCGGAGAGCGCCGTCGCAACGCTTTGTCCAAGCGCGTCACCCTGGCCGGCCACCAGGTCGACCCCAAGTGTCGCAGCCAGAGCGAGGAGGTCGCGCCGTGCGTGGCGGTCACCTTTCGCAAATTGATTGACCAGCTGCTCTATGCCGGCCGCGGCCTTGGTGATGATCCTCTCCCGTTCTCCCTGCCTCAGCGTCACCTTGCCACTGAGCGCACGTTCAAGCAGGGCCTTGAGGTCGGGGGCCATTGACCCGGGTTTTGGGCGCGCGCCTTTGGGATTGCCGCTTTGGCCCGGCTTCCATCGATACTCCTTCGGCGGGCGACCCGGACCGACACGGTATTCCTGATCGTGCGGATCAGTCTTGAAGCTCGGCCGCCTGTTGGGTTGGCGAGGACGATAGCGCTTCATTATTTTGTTCCGTCAGAAGCGAATCTCCCCGTCCGCGAGCCCTCGGCCGCGATCTCATCGAAGGTCAAGCCGCTCTCGGCGTGGCGTGCGTCCCGGCGAGAGAAGGCCTGCCAACGGCGGATAGCGACGTCGACAAAACGAGGCTCGATCTCCAGCCCGCGGGCATGGCGTCCAACCCGCTCGGCCGCCAGGATCGTGGTGCCCGAGCCGCAGAAGGTGTCGAGGACAATGTCACCCCGCCGCGTGCAGTCCTTGATGGCATCGGCCACCAGGGCGACCGGCTTGGCGGACGGATGCGAGCGAAGCTCCTCCATGCGGCCGGTACGGAAGGAGTTCACGCCGGCGTAGTGCCACACGTTCGAGCGCGAACGCCCATGCCGCCCGAGCTGGACGTTGTTCAGATGCGGCGCCCGCCTCACGCGAAAGATGCCGACAAATTCGTGTTGGCTGCGGTAGAACGAGCCCTGGCCGGCGTTCGACTTCACCCACACGACGATGTTGATGGTGTCTCCGTAGACAGGTTTGGCGGCTGCCAGCAGCTCGGCAATGTGCCGCCAGTCGGTGCAGACATAATGGAGTGCGCCGTCGCGCGATACTGATGCTGCGCCGTTTAGAGTAGCGCCGAGGAAGCGCACGTAGTCCGCAGACGACATTTCTCCGCTCGCCATGGCGAACTCGGAGTGCTTCGTCCTGCCGCGACCCACCACGCCGCCGATGCGCACATTGTACGGCGGGTCCAGGAACGCCATGTCGGCGCGGCAGTGCGCCATCAGGTGAGCGATATCTGTCGCCGAGCGAGCGTCACCGCAGAGCAGCCTATGAGGGCCGAGCACCCAGAGGTCGCCAGGCTTGCTGACCGCCGAGTCCTTGAGCCACTTGGGCTCGATGCCATCCCGAGGATCGCCGGCATCATCTTCAAAATCGGTCACAAGCTGGTCGATCTCGACCGCCTCGAAGCCTAGGATCGAGACATCGAGGCCCTCTGCTTCCAACAGCCCGGCCAACTCCGGTATTTCGATCGCAAGGCGCTCGCGGTTCCAACCGGAGTTCTCCGCAATCTTGTTGTCAGCAATCGCAAGGGCGCGCTGTCTCGCCGGCGATAGTCCCGCCAGCACGATCACCGGCACTGTCGCCAGGCCGAGGAGCTGAGCTGCCTTATAGCGGCCCTCGCCGGCGATCAGTGTCGCATCTTCAGTCGCGAGCAACGGGTTGGTAAAGCCGAACGCGACCATGCTGTTCGCGATCTCGCGGATCTGCTTGGCGGGGTGAGTCTTCGAATTGCGCGGGTTGAGCTTGATCTGACTGATCGGCAGCACCTGCACCCGCAAATCGGTCGCCGCGAGCTCGGGGCGAGGGGCGCAACCGCCTCGCATGCGCTGCCCCTTAGAAACTTGTCGTTCACGCCGCCCGCGCGTCTTAATTCTCATGCCCCACCTATGAGCCGGTGGATCAGTTGTGGGGCAGGCCTGCTTGCAGGCGCACCCCAGGCGTCATCTGGGGGCGACTCAGATCGAAAAAACTATCTGGGGGGATTAACGAGAAGAATTTCGGCCTGGCGGGCGGCCCGGCTGGTCCCAACGGGCGCCGGTGACCTTAATGGCCTCGCGCCAGCAGTACTCGAAGCTGTCAACCGTTACGTGAAAATACTCCCGGCAGTATTTTTCGATTTCGGCTTTCGCCCCGTGAGGGCGATCTGGCGACACCTGCATCTGCCCCAGCAGATATCGATAACAGGCGCGCTCCCCCGCGTCCTTGGGGAATGGCCTTGGCACATTGCGGACCTCGGTGAAGTCCGGCGTGCCAAGTTCGGGCGGCCC